GTCGCGAATAACCCACGTTGAATGTTGTAGAAGAACCTATCATTTGGCGTTCCTTAGTGCTTTAGTAAATTCTTCTGCAAAGTTCTTATCAAACCTAGCCTTACTATACTTCTCAGCTATCTTGTAGAAGGGAAACATAGCTTGATAAGTTACGCTGTTTTTAAATGCTACCATCAGCTTTACTGACCTGTCCTTTTGTCTTTCCCAAACACCATCAATGCTTTTAATATTACCAATGAATTGTGATTGCTTTTTAATTAGACCACTCTTTCTTCCAGCGATATTACCAAATTTATTCAACTTAGCATTAGGAACATAAGGCACACCTACCTTAGATGATTCGCCTGACCTGACACCACCATGCACTAGATACTGCATAAACTTGTTTGCCCATTCAGTAAAACCTAAAGTACCAGTAAGATTAGTTTTCCTTGCACCTATTCTATAAAATGCTTTAGTTGTTCTAGCCATTGGTCTATCAAGTTTCTGTATCATTTGTTTCTGCATCTCTCTATCTAAACCCTTCATGCGATTACCTTTACCAATACCTAGTGTCTTGTTAATAGCCATAGCAGTTGCAAATGGTATTTGTTTCTTCTGCACATTAGTTGTCCATTTATTAACCTCTTTAAGATTATCTTTAACTGATACCTTCATCCCTTTCTCCAATGTGATTGTGTTTCAAACTTTAATCCAAACTGTTTAGCTTTTCTTCTAATAGTAGATGGATGCACATCATAGGTCATAGCAATATCATGTGATGATTTACCTTCCTTAATCTTCTGTTCTAATTTTTGTTTATCTATCTTCATAAGTTCTCGTAATGTTCTATTAACTTATTAATATACCAAATACTCTTCTCTAAGTCCTGAATGTTAGCATCTTTGTACTTATGCCTATGCAGATACTTTATAGCATTACCTTCAAGATATGCAGGGAATGTAGCACCTAATTGCTGTTTAATGTAATCAATACATTCAAGTCCACCATTGTTGTAATGTGGTGGATGGTTCACTGGGTCATTCATTTCTCTCTCCTTATTATTTCATTCTTACATTTTCGTATGACTTTCTTCTTAGCACTTGGTGATTCAATGTAATCACTAAGCTCCTGAAGTGTCATACACTTTAGATAATAATGCTCGGTAGTTGTCTTACCTGTAGCTCTATCTCTAATCTTTACACTTGGTTTTAATTTAATTGGCATAGTTGCTCCTCAGTTAATGTATCTATTCTCATACAATAGTTTTTAAATATATCTATAGGTATCAGGTAAGCATCTATTATCTTTCCATCAATCATGTAGTTCTTACCCTCAGGTATATTATTTTCTAATATACATATCTTTAATTCGTTAGACTTAATCCAATACAGCATAGTCTTTGTTAGATATGCCCAATAGTCTGCTGTGCTTGCATTAATACCTGATTCAATCTTATTACAGTAAGTTTCAATGAAAGCATTACCAGTTCTATCAGTATGCTTATCTCTTTTAACTTCTACTGTTTTATTTATCTCAGGAATCATAATGTCATATTCAATAAAATAACCTTCCATTTTATGTGCTGCTGGATGCTTTCTGTTAATAATGTCAAGCACAAACTTTTCTCCAGCTTCTCCATAAGGTAAATCTTCTTGATGAAACTTACTCATTTCTTTTTCTTATCCTTTTTCTTCTTAAATATCTTATCCCAATTATCATCAATCTTTTTCTTATCTTCAGGTCTACGTTTTGACCCTTTACCACCATGCCACTTAGACATAATCAACTCTCTGTATATTTACTGATTTATCTAATTTACTTAGTAGCTCTTTTGCTCTTATAAAATCATTAGGAATACATCTAAACAATTCTTCTATGCTAAATATCATTATGTCCTTTTCATCTTTGTGTATTTTCTCCAATATAGGTTTCTCAGAATCAGTATCACAAACCAATGCTGTTTTATTATCAAAGTTAAAACATTTAGCATTAGGTTGTATTTGTATATAACCACTTTCCTCACATTTAATATTTAATTGCTCATAAGCTCTTAACATCATTTCAACCATTTGTAGTTTCTTTTTTACAGGGTCAGAGAACAAAGAATCTTTTAACATTTGTTCTGCCCTGCAAAACTTAATCTCAAACTGAACACCAACTAACTTAAAGATTCGTTTTCGATTACCCCACTTAATACGAGTATCAACTTCATATATTCTTAAATCTTTTAACTTTTGTTCTAAAGTTTCATCTAAATATGTTTTCATAATTATTTTTTTTAAAATTGAATCATTTACTTGGGGTGTTGGGGTGTTCCTAAAGGAACACACCCCACCCTCCCCAAATAAATTAATGATTTATACCCTAAATACCCTAACAATACCCCAAACTTTACCCCATTCTTTACCCCACTTAGATTATTCATTATCATCACCTTTTTCAGAGTAATCAGGCATTATTTTTTCGTAATCTTTGTGTTGATAACCTACATTAGGTATATGATGTATTAAACCTTTTTCCTTTAACCCATCAAAACATTCTGCTATTTGTCCATTACTTAAATTTTTATTATTATGTTGAACCCTGTTAACCAAATCTGCAGGCATATACATAATGTCTTGAGGACTGTCGGGTTCATCTTTTAAGGGTAAGTTTTTAAGTGCTTCTAAGACAGGTTTTTGTTGTGGAGAAGGTTTCTGTACTTTTGGTACTTCAGGTAACTCAAACTCTTCAACTTTAACTAAAACAGCAGACTTCTTATCTTTGTTCTTGCCAAGCTCTCCAATGGTGTCCATTCTAAAATGCATAGATGGCATATTCATATCTTCTTTATTTAATGTTTGACTCATCTTCACATACATAACCTTTTCTTCTACACCTAAAACACCAGTAGTTTTATCCCTGTCATCTCTTTCTATATAAAACTCAGAATCAACTGAAGCAGGTAATACACTTGAACCTCTACCTCTTCTAATGCCATTAGATTTACTACCAGCATGACCAGTGTGATGTATAAGCATGATACAAGCACCAGTCTCATGTTTTAATCTATCGATTCTTTGTATAAATTGATTCATGTCAGACGTGCTGTTCTCGTCTCCTGAACCAAAGTTTCTCTGAAGGGTGTCTATAATAATTAAACCCAAACTACCAAGCTCGTTCTTAGCATCATGTGCTTTTTCAAGTAACTTATCAAAGTTCTTATCATCTAATATACCTACAGCCTTCTCACTAACTTTAAATGGTGCTTTTCTAATTTTAGTATTAAAATGTTTTTCCCAAGCTAAAAGTCTTTTAAAAATAGACTTATTACCCTCACCACATAAATATAAAACACCTGCCTGTTCTGTATCATAGTCATACCATTTCTTCCCTGTTGCTACAGATAACATCATAGAAATACCAACAAAACTTTTACCAGCTTTAGGCTCTGCGTAGACACTAGCTACTGTACCCTTCTCAAGAATTGTATCTATTAACCATTCAGGTGGAGTATCGTTAGCTTCCATATCGTCATAATCTAAAAACTCTACATCATCATTAGGTATGTATTTAAGATTATTCTTTATGTAATCTTCAAAATCTTCTGCATTTTTAAATGTATTTCGTTCATATGCATCGTATAAATCATCCTTTTCTTTAAAGGTTTTTGGTGGTTTTACCACACTAACTTTGCATTTGTTTTCTTTTAGATATTCATATAACTCCATTGCACATTTATCACCAGCTTCATCATTGTCAGGAAATATATAAACCTTTTTACCAAATATAGGACTCCAGTCTGCTTTCTTCCATGCATTAACTCCTCCATGCCAAGTACAAGAATTAAATTTATCTCCTACTATAGCTTCACAACCCCTCAGAGCCTTCTCACCTTCATTTAGTATAATAGGCATACCCTCATACTTATTTTCAAAATAAATGGGTAGAGAGCCCTCAGGTCGCTTCATAGACCAACTACTATCAGGATTAAGTGTAAAAGGTGCATATTTCTGCTTTATGTGATGCCCTTCAGGGAATCTAAGAACCATAAAGTTATCTGCATACTTGACCTTCACAATAGCTTGTTTGTAAAGGTCAATCATTTGTTCCCTAGAGAATGACCTAGCATTACTCGTGGTTTCACTTTTAGGGGGGTTGAAACCACTTAATAAGGAGTCATTAGAATGTAATGCTAAGTCATAACCAAACTGTTTTAAAACTGTATTAACATCTTGATTCAGATGTTTAATTAAATCTATTATTCCACCACCTACATCATTCTCAAAATCCCACCATGTTCCTGCTTCTATATTGACTACCAGTGAGCCATGCGTTCCATATCGCCACTCGTGTGACTTTTTGGAACTAGGCTCACCTAGTAATTGTGTAGCAACCTCAGGTGCTATTCTTTGCCAATCAACTGACTGCATCAGAATGGGATATCATCATCAGATAATTCATTCTTATCAACCATCTCTTGCACTTTATCTGCAAGACCATCATTAGGACTCTTAAATGTGTCCTCTACTGGTGCTTCTTGTTCTAAATACCAACTAGGTATAACAAACTCAGCAGTTCTAGGTGCAAATTTAGCAAAGCTAAATGATAGCTCTGATGAGTTACCCATACCTACTTGAATAGGTTTAGAGCCTTCATACTTAACAACAGGTAAGTTAGCTGAACTAGAATCCATTTGATTCCAAAATGTAGATAATAAGCTATTAAATGCACTTGACTCAGCATAAGTGAATCTTTGCCATAAGTAAGCATGTTGAGCTCCTTGCGGAAAGACCCAAGCACTAAATGCTCTTTTATAGTCATCTGCTGGTTTAGGTGCTACTACACCAAATTTATCATCCCAGTGATATTCAAAACCTTCAGCTTTTGTATATCTTCCCCATCCTGATTTGAATGTTGAAGGGTCAAGCTGTAGATATTGAAATTCTACTGGCGTTTCACCATTAGCAAAAAATTGCTGATGTGATGTTTTGAAAGCAAGATAAACTTGCTGACTCTCATT